GCCTCGCTGAAGCTGGAACTGGACAACAACCCGCTGCTGCGCCGCGACTACCCGGGCCTGTGTGCCCCCGCCAAGCGGGCCGGCGGAACGAACGTGTCCGACTCGCAGGCGTTCTACGTGGCCGCGAACGGGGCGGCGTTCACCGCGAAAGGCATCGACTCGTCGACGCTCGGCGCGAAGGTCGGCTCAACCCGCCCCGATCTGCTGCTGTTCGACGACATCGAACCCGACGAGTCCAACTACAGCGAGTACCAGAAGGGCAAGCGGCTGGCCACGGTCGTCAACGCCGTGTTCGCCATGAACCCAAACGCCGTGGTGGCCATGGTGGGCACGGTGACAATGGCCGGCAGCATCATTCACGACATCGCCCGGCAGGTCACCGACACGGCCGAGGACGCCCCGAAGTGGCCGAGGGTGGAGAGCATCAGGCCCCGCTACTATCCGGCGCTGTACGTGGACGACGACGGCGCGGAACGCTCGCTGTGGCCGGAACGGTGGCCGCTGGACTACCTGCTGTCGGTGAAGGGCACCACGTCATTTGAGCTGAACATGCAGAACAACCCGCGCGGCCGGAACGGCGACTACTGGACCCCCGACGACTTCTGGCACGAAACGTTGGGCGACGCGGCAACCCGCTGGATTCTGCAAATCGACCCGGCCGTGACCACGAAAGGCACGTCGGACTGGACCGGGCTGGCCGTGGTCGGCTACGCCCCGCCGGTAGGCGAGCAGCGCGGCATGTGCGAGGTGGCCGTGGCCAAGGGCGTGAAGCTGGCCGGGGACAAGCTGCGCGCCGAAGTGCTGCGCATCCTCGCCCAACATCCGCGCATCAAATACGTGCGGGTGGAGGTCAACCAGGGCGGCGAACTGTGGCAGACCGTGCTGCGGGACCTGCCCGTCAAGCTGCTCGTGCACACGTCCAACGCCTCGAAGGAAGTCCGGTTCGCCGAAGCCCTCGACTACTACCAGCGGCGCCGGGTCGTGCACACCGTGCCGTTGACCGCGGCCGAAGAGCAGATGTGCGGGTTCCCGAAGATGGCCCACGACGACATCGCCGACGCCGTGTGTGGCGGCATCCTGTACTTCCTGGGCCGGCGCGAGAAGGCCACCGCCCGAAGCCGCTCCTATGTGTGAGGTGACCCATGACCGCCCCCGTTGACCTGATGCCCCTCGGCCAGGGCGAAACCGACCTGACCGGCCTGCACGAACTGACGGCCGGGCTGGCGGCCCTCGACGACGCGCTGCCCGACTACGAGGAGGCCGAACGGTACTACGAAGGCCACGTGGCCGAGGTGTTTTCGTCGGCGCGTATCCGCCGGGCCATCGCACGGACCGGGCAGCGGTACCGGTTCCGGCTGGCGAAAACCCCGGTGCGGGTGCTCGCCGACCGGGTGAAGGTGGCCGGGGTGACCGTGGCCGGCGACCAGGCGACAACCGGGCTGCTGGCCGAAATCCGGGAGGCCAACGGTATGGACGTGGTCGAGCCGGAAACCCTGCTGCGCTGCTTTGAGTACGGGGACGCGTACGCCATCGTGTGGCCGTACGACGACGAGCCGGGCTCCGACGACGACCCGCTCGCCGGGGTGGGGGTGGAGATCTCCTACAACTCGCCGAAGTGTGTGCGGGTGGTGTACGACGAACGGAACCCCCGGCGTAAGGCGTTCGCGGTGAAGCGCTGGCCGGAACGTGACCCGCTGGGCCGGCTGGTGTGGCGGGTGGACGTGTTCTTCCGGGACCGTGTCGAGCGGTGGGTGTCGGAGGACCACCAGCCGGAGGCGACGACCGGGCAAGGGGTGTGGCTGCCGTACGACTGGGACGGCCAGGATCCGGTGTTGGACAACCCGTACGGGCAGATCCCGGTGTTCCACTTCCGCACCGCCATGCCGTACGGGACGCCTGCGCACGCCGACGCGTACGGGCCGCAGGACGCCATCAACAAGCTTCTGATCACCCAGTTGACGACCACGGACGGCCACGGGTGGCCGCAACGGTACCGGCTGACCGACAAGGGCGCCGAGCTGGACAACGCCGGGGATGACCCGGACTGGGACGACGACGATGACGGGCCCGGGGTGTCGACGCTGGGCGGGGTGTCGTCGTCGCTGCGGTCCGGGCCTGGCACTGTGCAGGACTTCACGGGCACCCGGGCGGTGGGGCAGTTCGACGCGGCCGACCCGAAGGTGTTCCTGGACCCGACAGACCTGTACGTGCGGCTGATGGCGCAGGTGACCGGTACGCCGTTCCACTACTTCGACCCGACCGGGGATCAGCCGTCCGGGGAGTCACTGAAGACCGCGAACGCGCCGCTGGACGCGTCCGCCGACCGGATGCAAACCATCCTCGCCCACGAGTTCGCGGCCATGTACCGGTTCGCGCTGCGCGTGGCCGGCGCGGCTGTGGATAAGCCTGTGGAAATCGCGTGGGCTCCGCCGGATGTGGTCACCGACAAGGACTGGTGGGAGACGGCGCAGCTCAAGAAGTCGATGGGTGTGCCGCCCCGCCAGATCCTCGCCGAGGCGAACTACACGGCCGAGCAGTTGGACGCGTGGGGCATCAGCGAGCAGAGCGAACCGGCTGTCCAGTCGGCGCCAGTGCAGGATCAGAAAGAGGGCCAAGAAGATGACGATGACGAGCAGTGAGCTTCCGGTCCACCCGTCGTTGACGCACCCGCACACCGGGGAGCCGCTGCGCGCGGTCGGATGGTTCCGCGGCGAGCCGATGTGGCCGGTGGTTGGCGCGTCGGAGGATGACGACGCCGACGACGACGGGGTGGACATCGGCGGCGGCGACCAGGACGACGACGACTCCGACGACGGGGCGGGGGAGGAAACCGTCGAGCAGTTGCGGGAGCGGCTGGCAAAGGCCGACGCGGCGCTGAAGAAGGCCAACAAGCAGGCCGAACGGCTCCGCCGGCAGGGCAAGGACCAGGGGAAACAGTCTGAGAGCGACGCTGACGCCCGAAAGGAGGCCGACGCATCCTCTGACATGCGCGTGAAGCGGCTGGCGGGCATCGCCGCCCTTGCCGGGGAGGGTTTGAGTCGTTCTCAGGCGAAGATCGCGGTGCGTCTGCTCGATTTGGACGACGTCGATGTGGACGACGACGGGGATGGGGACTTCGACGATGCGATCGCCGAGTTGCGGGAGGCGTTCCCGGGGCTGTTCCGCAAGCAGGACGACGACGATGAGGAGGATCGGCCGCCACGGCGCCGGGCGGCGCGGCTGGTGACCGCCGACAAGGGCCGCACGGCTGGCAAGAAGGCGCTGACGCCGTCGGAGCGGCAGGCGAAGATGCTGCTGGGCGCGTAGGCTGGGGTTGCTTCCGGGCAAGAAGCGAAGAAGGGCCGAGGGCTAGGGGTAGCCTCTCGGCCCTTCGCCTGTCACAGGCATTCGGCGATCAGGTCTGCCGGCGGACGCTTCCACCGGTCCATGTCGTCGGGAAGCCACCACCACGCGCCGTCCTTGTAGGCGAGCCGGAATGTGACCTCCGTGCCGGCCCTGTCCGCGACGACGGTTGCCGTGTCGCCGTTCTCGGCGATGGTGCGCACGTCGAAGTAGTCGGGCGGGGTGGGCGCGCACACCTGTTGCACCTTCTCGAAGTCTCCGCGCCGGATGGCCGCCCGTAGTTCGGGGGCGGCGTAGTCGTATGCGGGCCACCCGTCGGCGACGATGGCGTCTACGTAGTCGTCTGCGGCCTGGTCTGCGGTGGGCCGGTCGGGAGTGGGCCAGTCGGCCGGCTGTTCGGTGTCGGCCTGGGCGCATCCGGCGAGGGCGAGCGCGGCGGCGAGGGCCGGGAGGGCGTGTCGGTTCACGGCGTCATGGTGCCACAGCGGCGCCCTTGTGGGCGGTAAGTCCCTTATGTGGATACACCATAATGACACTTAAGTTGCGTAAGGCCGCTGGCTGGTGTAACCCACGTTTTTGATCTACGCTGTGGCCAAGCGCGACCGCCGGGCCTCCGAGACGGAGACCGAGCGCAGCCCCGGGACGGGGCACGGGCATTCCCCCTGCCGAACCGTCCCGAGAGGACAGCCGTCGTGGCGCGCAACACCTATGAAGCCTGGATTCCCGAGCAGTGGGGCGGCGCTGTTATCCAGCGCATCCAAGCCATGTCCGCCGTCGAAGCGGTGGCCCGCCGTGAGCCGATGTCCACCGACACCAAGCACGTGCCCCGCGAGAACGGCGTCGACGTGCAGGCGACCGCCAAGGGTGTCGCCTACGGCGAAGACGAGGGCGTCAACGACGAGGTACTGCTGACCGCCCGGAAGATGACCCGGGCCATCCGCATCGCCGAAGAGGACCTGAAGGACACCGCCGGGGTCGCGAACATCCTCGAAACCAAGAAGCGGTCGTGGGCCACCTCGTACGCCAAGTACTACGACAACGCCACCATCGCGGTGACGCTCGCCGAGTCCATGCCGGCCGGGCGCCCGTTCACGTCCCTGTACTACGCGCTGACCCAGAACAACGCGGCGACCGGGTACACGGCGAACACGAACATCGAGCAGTCCGGCGGCACCGTCTCCTACGACCTGCTGTCGCAGATCGTCGGCAAGTACGAGGACTCCGAGTACTTCGATGACGCGTCGAGTGTCGTCCTGGCGTCGCCCGTGTTCCGCGGCCTGGTCCGCGAGGTCAAGGACGGCCAGCAGCGGCCCATCTTCGTGCAGGGCACCTCAGGCACCCCGGACACCCTGTTCAACATCCCGATTAAGTGGACGTCCGGTCTGCGCACCGCGACCGTGGCGACCCGGGCGCCAGCAGGCAACCCGCTGCTGGTCGTCGGCAACCGCGAGTTCTTGGTCATCGGCGACCGGTCCGGCCCGGAGTCCCGGGTGATCCCGGCCGAGATGTCCAACACCGACGAGGCGCTGCTGATGATGCGCGCCCGTAAGGGATTCACCATCGGCCACGAGAAGGCGTTCTCGGTGCTGGAGCACACCGAGGACGAGTCGTAGCCGACACCGGATGAGCCGGGGTGCTGCGGTGGGCCTTCTCCGTGGCACCCCATCCCGGGCAGGGGAAGGGGGTTGGTGCAGGTGGCAACGTGGGCGACCGTATCGGATGTGCTCGACA